GCGGCGGCGGGCGCGGGGCCGGGAGCGCGGAGGCCCTAGGCCCCGCCCGCTCCCGCCGGGGGGGGGACCCCGGGGGGGGGGGGGCACCCGCCGTGACCGCCCCCGCCCGCGCCGCGCAGAGACCCGCCGCCGGTGCCGACCAGGACGCCGGTGGACGTGCGACCGCCACCGCCACCGCCGCCGAACTCGGCGCTGATTCCTGCGCCTGCGCCGGAGCGACCGGACTGTCCGCCCGATCCACCGCTCACCGATACCGACTGCGACACGCTGTTGGGTGCCCCTCCGGCGCCGCCGACATCCGACGCGGTGCTGCCCTGCTCGCCCGCCCCACCGGTACCGCCACCGCCACCGCCGCGCTGGTTGACCGACGCATTGTTGCCCCATCCGCCACCGCCACCGCCAAAGGCGGTTACGAGATAGGCGCCGGTGCCGAATGTTGTGTTGCCTCCGTTGGCTCCCTGCGCTCCGTCGCTGCCTACAGAGCCGCCGGATCCGTCACCGCCGTCACCGCCGTCGCCGCCGTCACCGACGGAAAAGTCGACGGTTGCGGGCAGATCGCCCGCGAGAAGGTCGACGATCACACACGCACTACCGCCCCCGCCGGCCCCGCCGAAGGCGTTGGACTGGCTGGTGCCGCCACCACCTCCACCTCCACCTCCACCGCGCAGGATCACACGCACCGGGGTGGTGGCGGTCGCCCACGCGGGTTTCACCCACGTGCCTGCGCCGGCGGTGATCTGCGACTGCACGTCGGTGGATGCCGTCAGTGTCGCGCTGTTGCTGACCGGCACCCAGCCCGTCGCGAGCACCCCGGACCCCTTGGTGTACAGAGTGAGGTCGGCTGTCGGTGCGTCGGTGCGGACGTACACGGTACCGACCGGAGCAGTCACGACGTCCTCGGGTGAGCCCGTGCCGTGACGCAGCCATCGCACGCGAGAGCGGGTGGCGAGGATGAAATCGTCGACGAGATTCGCGATCTCGGCCGTCCAGAAACGGGTGGCGAAGCTCTCCGGCAGCGCGCCCACGGGCACGCCCGCGGCGTTGTGGTTGAGCTTGGGCGCGACCAGCAGGAGAGAGTTCGCCGCGGCGAACACTGCATCGCTCGAGTCGAAGTCGAATGGATCTGTATTCGCCATCTACTTGTCGATCCCCGTGGACATAATCAGTTCTCCAACACGGTGATGCGCGCGGCGGCGTAGGTGGAGCGCTGCCGCGTAGTGATCACACGCCGCGCGGTGGAGTATGTGACGCCATCGAGAGACAGCTCGACGACGACGTTGTCCACGCCCTCGTACCCTGCCGCTCCGATCGCTGCTGCCATGCGCCACGGCAGGACATCCGATCCGATCCCGAAGACGATGGGAGCCTGCTCGAGCAGCAGCGCCGCGACGGAATCGACGATGCCGGGCGTAGTAGCCTCCTCGGATGTGCTCGTGGTGAGAGTGGCTCGGATCCAGATCGGCACCGCGGCGACGCGATCGAACCGCATCGTCTGCGCAAAGCCGTACGCGTCGGTGAGTACGACCGTCACGTCGGTGCCGTGCACCTCGGCGCCGGCTGGGCGCGCGGCGAAGATGGCCTCCGCGATCTCGGTGTTGTCGCCGCCATCGACGACCGTGTTGATCGACTTTCCTGGGAGCCCGTTGGCGTCGATCGCGAGCGTGCGATTCTCGTACGTCCTCACGTACGTGACGCCGGGCACCGCCGCCACGTTGGCGTCGATCGCGAGCAGGGGACCCTGCGCGCGCCGGAAAGCCTCGATGCCTGCTCGCCCCCGCAGCGCCGCGTCGGACTCCCGAGCCGCGCCGATCACCGGCTGCGCGGTGGCATCGAAGGCGTCAGGCGCGGCGACGTCGGACCACCCGATCACGGTGTCGAGGACGGTCCAATCGTCCGAGCTCGCGGCGGGCGAAAGGACCACGACGGCATCGGACGCCACCTCCCCCTCGACGAAGATCGAGGTGCCGCCGGCGCCGATCGTGTACGGACCATCGACGACGACCCACACCGAGCCGGTCCGGTTCCATCGGATGCGGACGCCGTTGGCGATCTCCGTGCCGTTGGTGCCGGTGGCGAGACCCTCGACGCGCGAGGAGATCGCCGGAGAGCGCGTGACGCCGAGCAGGCGCACGGTGCGATCGAGCGCAGCCCCCTCGGCGGAGAAGCTCAGCGTGTTGTACACGTCCAGCAACGTCTGCTGCATGACGCCCTCGCGCTCGGCTTCGATGCGGGCGATCTGCCCGAGGCTCGAGCGCACGTCGGTGGCGACGCGGTACGCCTGCGCCTCGGTGAGGGTGAGGGCGGTCGCCAGCGCCTCGACGATCTCCGCGAGGATCTCGTCGTACGGCTGGATCGTGATCCCGGCAGCGTCGATCGTTGCGGCCATCAGAGCCCCCCGTCTAGCGCGAGGCTGATTGGTACGGTGTCCTCACCGACGGTGATCGCCACCGCGATCGAGAGCTGGCGATCGTCGCCGAGCACGAACACTGGATCCTCCGCAAGACCGTCGACTCCCTCGGTGTCGAGGATGACCTGTACGAGCAGCGAGGCGGTCCCGGGGACCGGCTCAAACCCGAACACCACATCCTCGTACGGGATGCCCGCGGTCGTCTGATAGGGGCTCTCGCCGAGCCACGTCATCAGCCGGTAGGTGACCCGCTGCGCCACCTCGGCGGCGCGGGAGATCCCGGCCGTGAGCACGAGATCGCCGTCTACGATATCGAGGTCAAACCCCCCGCCGGTGTTTGCGATCGCGAAGTCGGTCACCCGGGAAGTGTAGCACCGGGGCTGCGCCCCCTACTGCACCAGCACCTTGGCCGACAGGGTGGCGGGGATCGCCGCCGTGAAGACGGAACACGCCGCCTCGACCGCGGACGCGAAGGTCACCGCCGGGGCTCCGGGCACCCCAGCCCACGTCGTGGCCGCCAACGAGATCGCCTCCGAGAACGTGATGAGCGCGGCGGCGTGGGCTGTGCCGAGCACCGCCGGCTGTGTCGCACCGGCGCCCAGCCACACGAGCGGTCCCTCGACCACCGTCGCCACTAGGCTGGTGGGCGGGACGATGGGGGCGAGGTCCGCCCTGCAGCCCGGGAGGAACACCGCGTCGCCCAGGGCGTGTGTGCGCCCGTTGATGGGGTCGCTCGGCACGCCGGTCTGGCGCCACGCGGCGAGGCAGCGGTCGGTGAAGAGGACGAGTCCGGTGTCGCCCGGCACGAGCGGCGTGGTGACGTACCCCAGCGATCCACCGCCCCACTGCACCGGCACGTCCGGGATCGTGATCGGGGGCTGCGGAACCTCGATGTCCGTCGCTCCGGGGACACGCGTGAACAGCACCGGCAGGAAGCCCAGCGCCACCGTCACGCGCTGGGTGGCGGGCATATAGGCGATCACGTGCGCCGGCGCAGCCACACGCAGGTCGAGCTCGATCCCCCGGCGTATCAGCGACAGGAGGTCGCCGAGCACGGCGGACGGGGGGACTGCGTCGATGCTGTCGCGGCGGTCGGTCACGCCCCCACCAGTCTACGGCACACACACGTGGTGGACCACGGGGTAGAGCCCTCGGTGTCGCCGGCGACGTCGGTGGTCTCCACGCGCAGCCAGTCCACCTCGCCGATCGAGAGCCTGCCCTGGATCGCGATCATCCGCCCCGGCGTGATGTTTGGGTCGGCGAAGGTCTTGACGTGCATCAGCCCCTCGGCATCCTCGCTCGGCGTGTCGAGCCAGTGCGCACGCGGCAGCAGCACCGCCCTGTGGTCGGTCGGGATGCCGCGCGCCGCCATGAACAGCATCCCGTCGCGCAGCCACCACCGCACCCCGAGCAGGCGCGCCGCCTCGTTCAACAAGTCGCTCGCCGTGCCGACGCGCACCGCGGTGTAGATCAGCGTCGACGCGGCGACGCTCGTGCCGGCGACCGCAGCCGCCACCGACGGGTGCTCGACGATTGGAGGTCGCCCGTTCTTGGCGATCTCGGCGGACATGACGAGCACCGCGGCTGTGATCTGTCTACGCGCGGAGGCCCCGGCGGTGGAAACGAACTCAGCGGGGAGCACCGCGTCGGCGATCGCGTCGCCTCCGTCGTCGGCTGTCATCACCAGCGCGTGGTCGAGCTGCGAGCGGTCGAGACGCATCGACCGGATGTCGCCGGTGAAGGCGAGACCTGTGATGCCGTCGTACCCGATCGCGAGCGTCATCGGGGCGCGCCCGATCTCGGCGAACAACGTGAGCATCGCCGTCGCGCGCTCGGGCGCGAGCCCGTACACGGTGAGGCTGCAGGTGTCCGGGGTCGGAGTCATCGAGCGCTTGATCGCGAACACCACGCGCGGCGCGGGGATGCCGAGCGCCGCTGCGATCGCAGCGTCGATCACGAGCCCCGAGATCGTGATCAGGCACCCGGGCTTGTAGTATCTCGGGAAGGTGATCATACGAGATCCACCGGGCGATAGAACACCCACGCGGAGACGTCGATCGTCTCGCGGTTGGGTGGCGCTCGATCCTCGGAGTAGATGAACAGCTCGCCCTGAGGTACGCGCGGGTCGTGCTTGTGCCCGAGGAGCATGTCATATCCCGGCACGGCGGCGCCGAGGTACGCGATCACCTCGCCGTCGAGCGCCAGGATCCACAGGTGCCATCGATCCGTCATCGCGGAGTACCGCGCTCGGAGCCCGGCACGGGTGCCGTCCGCGAAGTCGATGTACTGCTCGGGCGCGCGCAGCTCGTCGCTCCGACGGATGCGGATGCGGATCAGCTGCTCCATCAGCCGAGCCCCCCGGCGACGCCAGCGGGGGCGGTCACCAGCTCCGTTGGCTGCCCGCCGATCTGCTGCGCCGATGATGCGCCGCCGAACATGGCGTTCAGATCGAGCTCCCCGACGAGCGAGAGCGGACTGACGATGCGGATCTCCTCGAACGTCAGCGTCAGCTCGACGCGATGATCACCCACGTGCGACTCGTCGATCGACATCGACATCGACGAGAACACCTCGCCCGGTGTGACGAGCACGACGGGCTCGCGACGCTCTTGAATCCGGCGCAGCTTGGCGAGCTCGCGGAGGTCACGACGGACGATGGAGCCGAACGACCCGAGCGCCACGCCGAGGATACCGAGCGGGGTCGCGGAGAGCTGCCCGGTGACAGTCACGGTGCGCGGCTCCATCCGGATGTTGTCGACCACGACGCGCTCGACCGGGCTCCGTGCCGCCGTCGCGCGAGAGCTCGCGGACACCTGCCGCAGCAGGTCGAGGCGCACGCGACCGGGCACAGGCACCGCCACGTCCTTGAGCAAGAAAGCCACGACCTTGCCTTTGGACGCGGGGTCGCCCGCGAAGATGCTCACGGTGTTCGGTCGTAGCAGGGTGCCTAGGTTTGTTGCCGCCATTGCTCACCTCGCGAAGTTCACTTTCGCCGTGACGGTAGACGCAGCGATCGCGCCCTGGAACGCATCGCGTAGCGCCGCCGCGACGGAGCTGCCGACGTCCCCGGGGTTGCCCGCGCCCGAGATCGAGAAGTCATTGTCAAAGGTGAAGGTGTTGTTGATCGTCGCGATGAGAACCTGCGGCTCCGCGCCCATCGCCATCTGCGAGAGCTTCATGTCCGGCACGTCCTCGCCGAAGATCGCCGAGATCAGCGGGTCTCCGCTGCCCGCCTTCTTGGTGAGGTCCTGACCGACGCTCGAGCCTAGCCGTGACAGCGCAGCCTCTCGCGCGACGGAATCGAGGGCGCCACTCTCGAGTGCCGAGCCCGCGGCTTTGGTCGCCTCGTCCACCGCCACCGAGCCGGCGCCGTAGCGCTCGGCGAGCATCGCCAGCTCCTCGCCGAATCGCTCGTCCGCGTCGATGTCGTACGCCGAAACGTCGGCAGAGAACGACGCACTTTTACCGCCACGCCGCGCTTTCATCTCGCGCGCGCGCGCAGCTGCCCTCTCTGTAGCGGCCGCCGCAGCGGTGATGTTCGCGGTGGCGTTCTCGCGGGCGGCGTAGTTGCCGGCGTCGACGGTGATCTGCCGCAGCTTTTCGCCACCCTGCCGCGCCGTCACTCGCCTCGTCGCGGCGCCCTCGATCCCCGCGAGCTCCTCGTCGATCTGTCGGATGCGGTGAGCCTGGTCCCGGCGCTGTCGTGGGTCGCCTTCGATGGCGGCACGCTCCGCCTTCAGATCACCCATCTTGGCGAAATCGCCGGCGTCGTACTCCCCGACGAACGCCCCCACGCCGCGCTTGCCCTGTGTATTTTTCACGCCTGCGATGGCGTCAGACAGACCGAACATTTGATCCGCCGCGGTGCCGACCGCCACACCGAATGCCAGGGCTCCTCCGATCCCCGCCCCCCACTTGATCGCGCCCATCGCCGAGCCGACTAGACCCATCTCGTGGGCGAATTTGACGAGCTTCACTGCGGCAAGCGCCGTCGCGAAACTGCCGATTGCGACCGCCCACGACTCCCAGTTCTGGATCGCTTTTCGGACGATGGGGATCAGCGCTGTGCCGATGCTCGCCGTCACACCATCGATCTGTGCCTTGAGCTCGCCGAGCTCGTCGGTGAACTTCGTGCTCTGCTTGATCGCCTCGTCAGACATGACGACGCCGAGCCGCTCCGCCTGGTCTCCGAGTCGCTTGATTCCGACGCTGCCCTCGTCGAGCAAAGGGATCAGTTTGTCGGCCGAGCCTCCTAGCAGCGTAAGGGAGATCTGCGACTTCAAAGCGGGGTTGGACAGATTGTTGAGCGCGTCGCCGATCTTCCCCTATCGCTCCTCCGCGCTCAGGTCGATCAGCTCGGAGGCTCGGATGCCGAGGGTGCGGAGAGCGTCGGATGCCGGGCCGGCGCCTTTGCCAGCCTCGACTATCTGCATCGACAGGGATTTGAACGAGTCGGCGAGCTCAGCCTGTCCTGCTCCGCTCTGCTTCGCCGCGAACAGCAGGCGCTGATAGTCCTTGGTCGCGAGGCCTGCTCTCTGCGAGACCTTGCCGATCTCGTCCCCCGCGGAGGCGGACTGCTGCGCAAACAGCAGCAGTCCTGCGCCGGCGGCAAGCGCAGCCTTGCCGACTTTCGCCATCCCCGCCTCGACCTTCCCCCAGCTCGCGGCGGACTTGTCCGCCGCCTCCTTCGCTTTCTTGGCGGCGTCGTCGAGCGGCTTGGTGTCGACGTCGAAGCCGAGCCCGACCAAGAACTCCGCGATCGTCGTCATCGCTTGCCCGCCTTCCTGCGCTTGATCTCGACGCCGCGATCGATGTTCGCTTGCGCCGCATCACGCCACGAGCGCGATACCTCGTCGATCTCCGCGAGGTCGTACGCTGCATCGAGCGACAGGGTGGTGGTGAGCGCGAGGTACATCTCGACGTCTAGTCCGCCCTCGGGGCGGCTGCATAGGTTGCCGATCAAGGGGTGGACGTTGGCGTAATCGATGCCTTTGTGCGGCCCCGAGTGCGGGGTTTTCTTCGGCGCCCAGCTCGTCAGCGGGCGCCGAAGGTAGGGCCCCTGAGGTTGTGCGCCATCACGAACGCGCAGACTTTAGCGAGGTGGCTGTACTCGCCTGCGAAGTGGTCATCGAACTTCGGCAGCAGCGGACCGCCACCAGGACCACCGCGGTAGCGGCTCACCTGCACGCGCTGCAGCAGGTCGCGGACCAGCGGCACGAGCCCGTCGTGCATCGCACGATCGGCGACGCGCACGATCACCGTCGCGTCGAAGGCTCCATCACCAGTCACGACAGAGCGCGTGAGCGCCGAGCCGATCAGCGTGGTGACCCGCGGCATCAGCTCGAGCCCGACGGAGGCTGGGAGCTTGGCACTGGTGTAGACCAGGGGCGCTCCCTGGTCGTCGGTGTCGATGGCGAGCTGCACGATCCCAGGCTTGCAGTCGACATCTTTGAGACCCTCGACGAAAGCGAGACCGGACGCGAGCATGGAGTCGAGCATGTGTAGATCCTACGCGATGGTGTGCCCGCCCGCGAATACGACGATCTCAGCGCACTGGAAGACCCACGTCCGTTGCCCGCGAGTCGAGCCGAACGCGAAGTCTGGGATGTCCTCGATGAACGCGCCGTTGCAGGTGATGACCGTGGTGCCGTTGAGATCGCGCAACACGAGCACGCCCACGACGTTCTCACTCACGTAGTCCGCCTGCGCGAGCACCGAGAGAGCCGCGTTCGTTGGCGAGCTCGCCGACAGCGAGATGGAGATCGATCCGCCGCGGTTGTTCGACTTGACGCGCGTGGCGTTGCCGCCGCGATCGTTCTCTCGCGTCCACGTGGCTGCGTCGGTTGCGAGCGCGGCGAAGTCACCACCGTCGATCGAGCCGTCGAGGATGTCGACGGACCCAGCCAGCGACGTGAAGGAGCCGACGACTTGGAGTGGATCGTATTGCCTGAGCTCGGACATGGTGGACCTACTGACGGACCTCGACGGCGAAGACGACCCGCTCGATTGCGGCGCGGAGATAGAGCAGTGCCGAGAAGGTCAGCGTGCGCGCGACTCGTGCCGCGGCGGACGTAGAACGCAGCGTAGGCATCGTGATGAACGGCGTCTGCGTGCCCTCCTGCGGCTCTCCGAGGGGGACGCGGAACTCGACGAAGTGACCGGCTGCGAGCCCGGTCGCGTTGACCGTGGCGGCCGCGGCGTAGAAGCGGTTGAAGCCGGAATCGTCGTACGGCACCCCGTGCGTCTCGCGGATCAGGACAGAGAACAGCGCCTCCTCGTATCGCGCCTGTGCCCAGTCGAGCGTAGTGGTGACGTCGATGCGGCGCCCAGCGCCTGCAGCTCCGGAGCCGACCCAGCCCTGCGCGGTGAATGCCGAGATCGGCACGCCAGCGGTGGAGACCGCCGGAGCGAAGTAGTTGACGTTGACGGCTCGCAGCGCCGCGATCTGAGCGTTCGAGAGCGTGGTGCCGGCGATGCCGTTCAGCCGCTTGAAGGCCCAGATGCCCTTGCGCTGATCCAGGTCGAATGACAGGCAGCGCGACGTCCAGGCACCGTCGAGATACTCCGTGTCGCTCGGGTGATAGACCAGCGCGGTGCGGGTGTACTGCAGCGCGAAGAGAGCAGAGCCGATGTCTTGATCGGGGATCGTGACGAGCAGTGTGGCAGACGGCAGAGCAGTGCCGCTCGCGACTATGGTACCGGCCTCGACAGTACCCAGCATCGTCCACGTCAGGGTCGCACCCGTGCCGCCGATGCTGGCTGGGTCTACACGCCCGAGCAGCGAGCCGGCAGCCGCAGTCACGAGCGCCGCACGTAGGGCGTCGCCGATCAGGGTGCTGGTGGCGGGCGTGCCGGCGGTGCGCGTCGTGGTGACGGTGACCGGGGACACCAGGCCGAAGCCCGTGAACGTCAGGACGTACGTACCGTCCGTCGGGGTGCCCCCGACGACCGCCTGGTAGCTGGAACCTGCGCCGGTGAGCAGCGATGCGTCGTTGCTCTGCGCGATGAAGATCTTGCGCTGTGCCTCGACCCACGCCGCCGCGGCGAGGATGTCCGCACTGGTGCGGGACGCGATGTTGAGTGCGTACCACACCCCGGGGTTCGCTGCGAGGATCGCCGAGAGCGACACCGCGAGCGTGGCATCGGCGGCGTCGATGCGCCCGACGAACACCGAGGTGACGCGGGGCTGCTGAGAGAACACAGCGGTGGCCCACAGCACGGGCACGGAGCCCGCAGCATGCCCCGCCGCGATCACGTCCGCGACCGACAAGAAGGGACCGGCGAGGCGGGGCGACTCGAGCGCGTGCTGGAACGCAAGCATCGGCGTGCCGAAGCCCGCCGGCTGCGGGCCTGTGCCCTCGAGCGAGACCGACACCGAGACGTAGTTCGTGATGCTCTGGCTCATGGTGGGGTCACGATCGGCAAGGTCACGAGGATCGGCGCCGCCGTAGCGCCGCGCAGGTCAAGACTAGCACGCACGCCGGAGACGCCCCCCAGGGGCTCGGCTGCGAGCGAGAGCTGAGCGACGGACACCCGCCAGGCGGCACGGCTCTGCCACGTCGGGCCCGCTAGATCGTCGAGCGGCACCACCGGACCGGGTCCCCCTACGATCGCCAGACCGAAGGCATCGAGTACCGACAGCGGCGTGGGCAGTCGCACCGTCCCTCGCAGCCGCTGGAGTGCAGCACCCGCGCCGCTGCGCAGGTAGCGGCTGCGCCCGTACGCCTGCAGCTCGACCAGGCTCGAGACGTCGCCGGTGGACACGCGCCCGATGGCGCTGCCGGTGATCACGACCTCGGCTAGCCCCGGCAGCGACGACAGCAGCTCGAGCTGGTACAGGTCGCCTAGCTCGAGCTGGGTGATGGAGATCGTGTCGGTGCCGACGGCGGACCACGTGGCGCTCACCATCGACGACTCGGTCGTGCCGATCGCCGCGAGCAGCCCGTCACGGACGATCGCCGTCGTGGCAGCCGGCGGGATCGTGAACTCGAAGCGGCGCCCGCTCACGCGCAGGCCAACGCTCTCGCCGGTGGCTGCGGCTGCGGCGGGCAACACACGGAGCGTGGCGGCGGTGGGCAGCAGCGCGTAGCTGCGGGACAGCGACCCACCAGGCTCGCCGTCGGGGCCGAGCAGCAGCTTGGCGGCGACGACGACGTCGTCAGCGGCCTCGCGCGGGTACTCGCTCGGTGCCCACAGCGTGGTGACGGACGGGATCACGGACTCGACCCACGCGATGATCCCCGCCTGTAGTCGGTCTAGACGGACGGGGAGAGTCGTCACGATCCCTCGATCCGGGTGGCGGTGCCGAAGTAGATCCCGCCGCCCTCGCCGAAATCTGCGACGTCCTGCACCTGGTACCATGGACCGGTGGTGGCGGGGTACTGGATCTCGGCGGGGCGCGTCATGCCTGCGCCGGCGAGTGGGGCGGTGGAGTACCACGCGATGGTGTCGCGCGTGCGGTCGCCCTCGGGCATCGCGAGCTTCTGCCTCACGCTCGCGGGGTGGATCACCAGCTGCGCGTCGGCGTCGTCGTACAGCGCGGTCGACTCGCCGAAGGTGTTGATCGAGCTCGTCAGATAGGTGCGGATCACGACGGCGGTCGTGCCGATGTCGCCGACGAGAGCCGCCACGTCGATCCCGAGTGGCATCAGGATCCTCCACCGGTCTGCACGACGCCGCCGACGCCCTCGTGCGCCGCCCAGCTCACGGCGTCGCGCATGGTGCGGGTGTCGACGAGCGGCTGGTCGTGACCCTTCCGTCGGACGGTCGACGCCGCCAGCGGCTCCGCCCATGTGCGGGAGTCGTCGATCGCGGCGTGCACCGCCGCTACGGCTGTGTCTCCCAGCGTGCGCACTGCGGTGGGCACGTCGGCGCGCTGGTCGATGACGTCGGACAGAGCCTTGCGGAGATGCACCTTGAACTGCTCCGCGCGCTCGAACGCGGTCGTCATGAAGGGGCGCGCGGGTGCTGTGGAAGTGCCGTACTCCTGCCACCGCGCGACGTCGGCCACGCTCGCCCCGTCGGCGCCGGGGTGGGCACGCGCCCCGGACGCGCCCTGGAACCCCACGGTGATGCGGGTCGACCGCATCTTCGCGAGCTCCTCCTTGAGCCTGCCGAGGCCAAGGTCCTTGAAGTCGATCTTCGGGCGCGACATCAGGCGTGCCCTCCGAGATGTGGAGACTCGATCGAGCACACCGCCGCGAGCACTGGATCTCGGGCGTAGGCACGCGCGCCCCAGCGCATGGCGAGGCGGCGGTGACGACGGACGCGGCTCGCCTTCGCGACGAGCGCGATGGTGGGCAGCAGCCGCGCCATCTCGGCGTGGTACAGCGCCTTCTCGTGCGCGTACTCGGCGGACTGGCGCCGATCTACGGCGCTCTGGATCAGCCCGAAGGCGCCGCTGAACGCACGGTCTAGCGCAGCGCGGGCGGTTGCACGGGCTTCGTCGACGATGGCTTTGGGGACAAAAATCGCCATGGGACGAGTCTAGCCGATGCCGGGTATCCGCAGCCGGTACCGGACGCCAGGCCCGTTGCCTGGGCGGATGTCCGATACCGCGAAGATGCTCGGCGACTCGAACGGCGTCGCTGGGTTGGTGGCGTGCGCCGTGTTGGCGGCCACCGACTCGTACTCGCCGCCGGTGTCGGGTCCCGTGCCGATCACGTAGTCCGGTGGATCCCACCGCGGACCGCCAGCCTCGGGCGCAGCAAACTCGGCGAACCGCAGCGTGGCGCCGCCGCGGTTGCGGACCGTGGGCCACAGCACGACAGACGCGGGTACGGAGATCGAGGCTCCGCCAGTCGGCGCGGCGATCGTCGCCCACGCCTCGGTGATGCCGCTCGCGGTCTGCCCTGCGTCCCACAGCACGGTCGCGTCGGTGCGCGCCGTGAAGGTCCCACCGGTGTAGATGCCGAGCCTGTGTGGCGTCGTGTTGTTGGTGCCGTAGGCGACCGAGACGTCGTGCAGCTGCATCCCGAGCAGCGCAGGCGCGACGGTGTGGATCGACGGGTTGGCGCCGCCCGCATCGGGCACGAGCAGGTCGGACTGCGGACCGTCGAACACGTGGTCGCCGTGCGTGCCGATCTGGGTGAGCAGCGACGCGTCGGTACCCTCGGTGGCGGAGCGCAGCCGTACGCCCACCAACAGCGTCACGCTGAACGTCGCGTCGACCGTGATCGGTGCGAGGGACGCGGGATAGGCCACCGTCGGATCGGGGTCGATCTGCGCCCCGCCGCCGCCGGGCTGGAAGACGTAGATGGCCCCTGCCGCGTCCATGTCGCTGCCCGACACGCCCTGGATTGTGGAGCGCAGCGCACCGCTCGTGCCCGTATCGGACTTGGCTACGATCCACAGGCTGGTGCTCGCCGTCACGATCCGGCACTGCGCCGCCGGCAGCTCGACCCAGTACCAGCCCGTGCCGTCCGCGGTCACGTTGCCCTCGGCGATCAGGGTGGTACCAGTGAGATCGTTAGTCGCTCCGCCGGAGTAGACCGCCAGCCGGATGTTGTCCGACGTCGCGCCGACGAGGTGGACGCCGATCGCGTCGAGCAGGTTGGAGCTCGCCGGCGACACGACGCGCGCGGCAACTGCCTGCCTCAGTGGATCCGTGCCGAAGTCACCGGTGCTGTGGCGGTGTCCCCACCATCTCCGCAGCCCGCGGCTCGTCGCCGGTGTGCCCGTGGTGATCGCACCACCCGCGACGTCGAGCCCCGAGAGCGTCACGACGGCGCCCGTGCCCGAGGCGGTGAGACCGGCGGAGGTCGCTGCACTGCGCGTCGCGGTGGCGACTGCAGCGGCGGTGTGGCTCCCTGCGCCCAGCGACACCTGGATCCCGGTGAGCCCCGAGAGTGCCGCCACCGTCAGGGAGGGATTGGCGCCCGCGCCCGCGTGCGACCACCAGAGATAGCGCAGCGGGCTGATCCGGGCGAAGGCAACACCGTAGTTGCTGCCGCCGTTGCCCTCGCGGTAGGCACGCTCGCGCGTGTCGATGGACGCGGGCACCATCGTGAGCGAGACGGACGCGGGGGACGCGGGTCCTCCACCAGAGCGCTGGGACGCCGCGATGGAGGCGGCTCTCTGCTGCTGCTGCAGCATCTCACGCCCGCCGGAAAGTGACCGATGCCTGGAAGGGTGATGCGGGAGCGGAGAGCCCGGCGGCGACCTCGGTCGCGACGGCGATCCACCAGTTCGCGCCGTCGACGAACGGCGGGATCGTGACCGCCGTCGCGCTCGGGACGAACCGGCTCCACGTCGGCACGCTCGCGCCCGTCGGGGCGGCCAGGCTCTGATAGAGCTTGACGAAGGCGCCGGTGCCTCCCGAGTTGTAGACCTCGACGGTCTGCACCTGCCCGACTCGTCCCTCGTCGACGGAGATCGGGGTGTTGGCGAGCGAGGGGATCAGGATGCCGCGATTCATTTCTGGGGCTCCACGTCGATGGGTACGGTGATGTCCCCGCCGGAGAGGCGGTGGACGGACTCGAGGGACAGGGCGAGCCTGCGCGCTACGCCGTCGACGCGCTCGGCGATCTCTCGGCGTGGGGCCCCGCGCCGCGCGTCGTCTGCGATGATCGCGAGCTCGACGGCGCGCTCGACCAGCCCGACGCGCAGAGCGTCGAGCGACTCGATCAAATCGCGGAAGCGGTGATCGACGGAGCTCACCCGGCACCCACCACGCGCCGGATGACCTCGGCGAGGATGCCGACTGCGGCACCACCACCGATCCCAGCGCCTGCGGCCGCGAGGCGACCACCGCGTTGCTCCGCCGCGTCATCCTCTAGCTTGTCCAAGCGCCCGGTTGCGGACCGCACCTCGAGGCGCAGATCGGCGTGATCGCGACTAGCCCGATCGAGCAGGTCGCGGATGTGGCTCACCTCGAGCCGCAGCCCTACCAGCGCCTCGCGGGTGATCAGCTCCGACTCACGCACGCGCGAGTCGATGGTGTCGAGCTTGGTCAACACTCTGTCGAGCTGCTCGCCCAGCGACTCCACGCGGGCGTAAGTACCCGACGGCGGCGACGGTGCGGCGGGTGGCAGACGTCGATCGACCATCACCCCACCTCCGGTACCGACACGAGGGTCGCCACGATCTCCAGATACTGACGACCGTAGATGGTGCTCGCCAGACCAGGATTGACGTCGGCGCTCCACGTAGGTACAGCGTACGACACCGAGATCGCACCCGCGGCGCGCGACGCCACGAGCCCGCCCTCGCCCCCGGGCAGCAGCCCGCCGAGCTGCAGGTAGTGTGCCGCCAGTACGACGTTGGCTCGGACGGATCTCCCGCCGAACTGCGCGTCGTCGATCATCGCCGCGGCGTCCGCCAGGGCGAGCGCACGCGCGACGCTGCTCGCCGCCGATGCGGCGGGCACTCGCGCGAGCAGGTCTGCGTCGGTGGCGTATGGCACGGTCTAGTGCTTCTTGGGGCTGGACGCCTCGGTCGTGGTGTCTGCCGCCGTCGGATCGGTGGTCGTCGTCGCGGATCCTCCGGTCCCCGATCCGGGGGCCTCGGGGCACCTGTCCGGGTCGTCTCCGCCGCCGTCGCAGGGGACGCAACTCCAGCTGTAGTGCCCTTCGACCGGGCCCCAGACCTCGCCCTCGGGACACACCCTCCCGCACGCGGCCAGGGCCAGGGCGACGGCAGGTAGGAGCAGGGATGCGATGGTTGTCGGCGGGGAGGGAATCGAACCCCCTGTGCGCCGAAGCGCGACGGGTCTACAGCCCGCGGATCCCCATGGATCGACCCGCCGATGGTACGGACAGAGGGAATTGATGAGGTCGGCGATCACCGAGTCACCGCCCCGAGCTGCGCAGCGATCGCAGCGAGAACCGCGGGGCGGGTCTCGAGCTTCGTCCACGCTGCGAGCGCTTGACGGCTCTTGGTCTTCGCGACGAGGGCGACCGCTTCACGATCACGGAGCGACGTGGGGGGCTCGACGAGCTCGAGCGCGCCGTTCAACACCGCGGTCTCGCCGGGGAGGAAGTTCGCGCTCGCCACGGAGTCGGGCACGATGTTGATTCCCGGGGCCGTCTCACAGCGCGAGGGCGTGCCATCGACATCGCGGTACGGGAGGATCAGCGGCGCCGCGCTGTGATTCTCCAGCCACGCGTGGGTGGGAGCGGAGGGAGTGGGGGATTCGGCGAGCTTGGTCATGGTGTCCAGTGTACTCCGCGGTTGCGGTTGTGGCACCCACCGCCCCGTCGAGGTGACACGGTGACACCCGGTGACTCCCTTTTTACCTCTCTATAGGCGAGAGGTCCTTAAGGAGTAAAAGTACAAGAGGTCCTGGGATCGGTGTCACCGGGTGTCACCGTGTCACCCCCGGTAGAGGATCAGGTGACGCCGAACTCGAAGATCGCGATGGATCGCGGGTAGACGATCTTCGCCCCGCCGATGCGGGAGTGCGTCAGCGTCTTGATCGAGAAGTCATCTTCCTGTGGCGACAGCGTGGTGAACGGGCGCGCGCGGATGAACGCCGCTCGGCTCACGTCGTCGGGGGGCAGGGCGATCATGAGGTCTCCAGCGAGACCGCTGGTGTCGGTGCCCGTGAGCGGGTTGATGCGACTCGCGCCGGCGAGCGTGCGCATCGAGACGAACTCGACCTTGCCCTGACCTGCGGCGTCGCCGGCATAGAGCTTCTGCAGCCGATCCCACAGCGACACGGCGCCGTCCGCAGTCGCGGCGACGAAGCGCGAGCGCAGGACACGGATCAGGCTCGGTGGCATCAGCACCTTGGTCGCGAAGTGCATCTCTTGCGAGCCCGCGGGGATCGCATCGAGGAACAGGGTCATGTCCGCCATGATCTCGTCGGCGGTCTTGTTCGCCCACAAACGCGAGGTGGCGCCAGCGTTGAGAGGCGCGAGCGTGCGCGGGATGTTGGGGTGGGTCGCGAGGCCCTTCAGGTCCTTCGCGGAATCACCGTACATCCACACCCACTCGGTCTTCTCCGCATGCGCTCGACGTGCGATGTCCTGCTTGAGCTTCGGCAACGGCAAGTTCGCCATCGCGGAGCGCTCGAGGTCGAAGATCGTCCACTCGTAGCCGTGCCCGATCTCGTGGTGGCGCCCGGTGAAGCGCTGCGACGTGAGGAACGACGAGTGCATCACGTTGCCCTGCTCGTCGATCCAGTCGGCGAGTCCGCCCCGGTCGACCTGGAAGTACTCGTAATCGATCGACGCGGGGTCAACCGCGGTGTCGATCGGGAGCACCATGCCCTCGTGCGCCGGCAGATCCGGGTATGGGACCTCTTCGACCTGCGAGTACGTGTAGACCAGGCTCTGCGACCAGATCGGCGCGAGGTCGGCCTTGGCTCGCCGGAGAGCGACGAGTCGCTGCGCACACTCGCTGGTGGCGTCTCGACGGTCGGCGATCTCTTGCGCGGCGCGCTGCAGTACGAGAGGGGATGGAGTCTTCATGGTGGTGCTCTGCTACTCTGGGGCTACGGCTGGAGGTTGATCGCGAGCACAGCGAGCCCGCCGGCGGGGGCCGAGCTCTCAAACTTGGCGACGCTGCTCACGTCGATCGTGTGCGTCGCACCGGCGGTGGTCGCCTCGGCGACCGTGAACGTGCCCTCGATGACGTCCACGGTGAACGTCACGTCTGCCGATGCGGCGGTCAGGATCAGCGTCGCCGTGCCCGTGCCGGCGACAGCCGAAGAAAAACCGACGTCGGCGGCGAGGTCGGCACGGAACGCGTCCGCCGCCTCGGTGGCCGTCATGGACGCATCGGACTGATGGAACAGGACCTTGCTTTGCCCCGCGCGCGCGCCGGTGAGGATGCGGATCTCAATCGAGAGCGGCACGGAGTTCTGCCCCGCGCCAGGGGTCACGGTGGCGACCTGGGCGACGCCCGCAGCCGTCGCGCGGAAGCCCGAGCCGACGGTACCAGCGCCCGACGTCAGCGCCCTACGCACGTGCACCGCGCTCGCGGGGGTGACCGCGGTCTCGACGGTGACCCACATTCGGATCAGCTCGGCGATCGGGTAGTGTCGCCCGCGGACCGAGAGCGGCACCGCGTTGGGGACCGCCACCGATAGGGGGGCTGGGATATCCTGGAACAGGCTCTCGTCACGCCACAGCGCGCCGGTGATCTGCGTGAGGGTAGTGGCGGCCCCGATCGAGGCGAAAGAATTGTCATCGTCGCCGCGCGCGACGAGCGACCCGAACGTGAGACCGGCTCCGCCTGGCGCCTGCACCACCGCGGTGCTACCCGCGACAGCAGGACCCGAGGGACCGCCGACGGACGAGATCGTGTATGCACGGTTCGCGTGCCGAGCCGTGAAGCGTACGATGACGTTCGCACCGGTGCCGGCGTCGGCGACGGCGAACAGCGCGTTGAGTTGCGCGTTCGCTCGCACCGCGGCGAGGATCGACGCGAGTAGCGTCGCCTCCGTCGCGTTGCCGGGGATCACGATCTGGTGGGTGACGCCGCTCTCGCGGTCGAGCACTCGCAGCGTCACGTCGTCGGTGGTGGTTCCACCGGTGATCGTGTGATCGTCGATCTGCGCGAGCAGAGGCAACTGCATCGGCTTGCATCGCCGAGGCGCGGCGAGGCTCTGGCCCTGGATCGCGGGAGTGAGTCCGTTGGGGTATTGCGTGATCATGGCGGCGTCCTACTAGCGGCTGAAGCCCATACGAACAAGGTAGGCGGCGTGTGCCAGGACCTCGGGGTCACTGGCTGCGTCGGCGACGGGCGCCCGGCGCTCAAAGGGGTTGGCGGCGACGGGCTGCGCCGGGGTGGCGTGAGCCGCCTCGACCAGCAGCGACAGCGCGGAGCCGGTGGCGGCGTCGGCGATCGCCCGGAGGTGAGGGCACAGCTGGGTCACGTACGCGCGGGCGAGCCCGGTGTAGTCGAGCGAGTCGACTTTGATCGCGGGGATGCCCGCTCGATCGGCTCGGCGCTGGAGCTGCGAGAGCATGGACGCCTCGGCGACCGCGTCCGCCTTAGCTCGGGCGACGAGCTTGGAGACGGCATCGGGGCGCATCATGGGGTCCTTCTCGGGGTCTTCGGGCGCATCGGCGGAGGGCATCTCGGGCGCCGCCTCGGGCTCGGGTCCCCCCATGCCCAGCCATCCGTTGCTCCTCGCGTACTCGACCGCCGCGGCGACCCACGACGGTACCTCGACCTCGGTACCCTCGGGACCAGTGACGGTCGCCACGGTGGACGGCGAGCCCGCCTCGTCGCGCTTGGCGGTGATTTTGTGAGCGATGGGAGTAGCAGGCACGGAAGTAGCGTAGCACGTCGCGGAATCCAGGATCCGGCACGCGGGACCAGCACGCCCGAGCGCCACCACGGCGACGTGATTGCCGGCGAGCTCGCGCTGCACCGCGTCGTAGCGCTGCCCATCGTGAGTGCCCGGCGTCGGCTCGACGGTCGCCACGAAACCGATCGACAGCTGGTCGTGCCCGGCGAGGACACGAGCGACGAGCGCCGCGTCGGAGATACGCACGCGCGCGCGCAGGTACCCGACGCCGTCTAGCTCGATCACTGTCGGAGTGCCGAGCACGACGCCGCGGGCGACCGCGCTGTGCGTCGCCGCCGATACCATCTCGGGCGGGTGATCGTCGGTGATCGGCGCGTGGGCCCACGTCCACGCGGCGCGATCGAGCTCGTCGCGCGGGCGGTGCTCGAGCCACGATCCGGTCGCGTCGGAGTACCGCAGCAGCCCGTCGCGCGCGAGCAGGGCATCCGCCTCGAGGTATCCCTCTGGGGTGAGCGCCGCCGGCGTGCGCGTCGGTGTCGGCGCGTCGCCGAGCTCCGTCACGATCCAGAGCGGCGCGAGTCGATCGTATCGGACGCGCCTAGACATCGCGCACCGTGCCTGCGGTGTGATGGCGCGCGCAGAGCCACAGACACACGCTCCAGATCGCGAGGTGGCGCTCGGTGTACGCGGAGACCCGCCGAGGGTCGACGCGCCGGATCGGCGACGCTCCCTCAGCCACGGCGATCCACCTGCGGAGTCGGATCCTCGTCCGACGGGCGGGAGTCGGTGCGAGGCGCAGGCGCGTACGGGCACCCGGCAGCGCGGGTGAGTCGACACGCGTCGACGCTACCGCCACATGGGCACACCAGCGCGGGCGCGGGCTCACTCACGTGGACCCCCCGCTCGAGCTGCTGCTCTCGCCCCCGGTAGTGTCGGGGCTCTGCTCCGGCGCGGCGCGTCGCGGAGTCGGCGATGGGGTGGGCTCGGGCTCGTGCAGGGCGAGGGCGCCGAGCACGACCGCGATCATGCTCGCCACCGTGATCGATCGCCCGCGTGGGTGAGGACCGACCTCGGCGGCGAGGCGCAACGCGACCTCGCTCGGTCGCTTGACTCCGACCGCCGCGGCGATCGCGACCAAGACCGACACCGCGGTGGCGGGCAGGGCGTACAGCCCTGCTGCGTCCACGGCGAGCGCGAGCACACACACGAGGGCGAGGTGCGTCTGGTACCGGGCGATGGCGTGCGTGATGGCGGTCACCCGGGGATGGTAGCACCGCCAGGGGCGACCCAGCAGATCACCGTGTGGTCGAGTCGGTCGGACAGGGTCATCGACCACCACCCACGTCCACCACGATGGTGTCGACCGCCGTCGGGCGAGAGCCCCATGACACGAGCGAGTCCAGCTCGCACCACGTCAGGGTGTCTGCGAGGAGCGGGAGCGGGCGCCCGCGCAGTGCGCGGATGCGGATGTTTGAGCAGATCGCGGCGCTGAGTGCCGAGATGGTCTTGCGGGTTGTGTCGGTCACACGCCCTGAGCCCCGCGCGTCTCTCGACGGCGGGGCGGCGATGGCGAGGTCGGTGTCGGTGTCGGTCATGGCCTATTGTATAGCCTGGCGAAGCCGAACATGTCGAACGCCCCGACGAAGCGCGACGCGCCCGCACCGTCCCCGAGGTAGTAGATCTGCTGCCCTTGCAGCGGGCTCCCTGGCACTAGTACCCCATTTGCGTCAAGGAACCGGATGCGCCCCGCCGGGGTACAGATCGCGGTGGCCGCCCTGCCCAGCCGCTGCGCCCACGCCGTCTCCGTGCTGTTGTTGACCAGCACGATCGCCTGCTCGACGTCGGCGGCCGAGTACGAGTCCACGAGCTTGTCGACGAACTGGCGGATCAGCGGCTGCGCGTAGGGCGGGTTCATCCACACCCGCCCCGCCCATCGCTGGGCGAGCCCGTCCGACGCCGCGTCGTAGTACGTCGTCGCACCCACCGCGACGTTGGCCACCGCGCAGCTCGCGGGGTCCAGGTCGATACCGCCCATCACCACGCGCGCGGCCACGAGGAAGCGCGGCGGGGTGTACCACTCGTTGTTGCCCGAGTTCCGCATCACGCGCGGAGCGGGGCTCACAGCGCACCCCCGGTGATGACGGGCGGGGTGCACTCCGAGCGGCAGACCGACGCCGAGAACTCGCACGCCCTGCACGCCTCGGTGACGCCCGGGCCCTCGGCCGACAGGCAGCCGAGCTGCTCGTCGAGGCACTCGAGCACGCACGGCGAGTATTGCAGCTCGATGGTGTGCTCGACGCCGGCGGCCAAGGCGGGGTCGCAGTAGACCGGAGCGGGGTCACACGCGGCGGCGATCAGGGCGGCGAGGGAGGCGATGATGCGGGTGGTCACACCGCGCGAACCCCGTCCTCCTGCGAGGTACGGGGCGGGGCGTGGGCCGGGGCGGTCTACAACCTCCAGCCGGCGTCCGAGGCTGCATCGTCTGCGGCGCCGCCCTCGCCCACCGGGGCCGAGTCCGCACACCACTCGCTATACCAGTCGTGGCTCCGCCCCTCGACGAGCGCGGCGAGATCGGCCACGCCGACGGCGTACCACAGCCGCGTCTCCGCCGCGAAGTAGATGACGCCGGCGGGGTTGCCGTCGGCGTCGTACGCGGTGCGCGCGGCGGGCAGGAGCTTGGTGGCGGCGGCGAGCAGCTCGGTGGCGGTGGCGGTGGTGGTGGCGGTGTCGGTGTCGGTGGTCATGGTGTGTGGCTTTCGGGGGCGGCGTCTCTCTCCGCCCACGTATGAGGTATATACCTGGGAGGGCCGAGGTGCAAGGTCTATTTCACTCGGCCGGACTATTTCACGATCTCGATCTCGATCCGCCCCGGCGCCGGCGCCTTCTCGAGCTCGGGCTCCACCCGCGCCCCGAAAGCCCCGTCCTCGGCTCGAGGTACGGGGCGGGGCGGGAGCCGGGGCGGGCTACCCATGCGCCCAAAGCGCATCGACTGCCGCGAAGTAGGCCGTCCAGGCCTCGGAGACGGCGCGCTCGCCGGCGACATCTAGCGATCCGTCGGCGTCGTAGTTTGCATCGGCGGCGATGCGCGCGGCGAGGGCGAGATTGAGGGACTGGGTGAGCGCGGCGCGGGTGTCGGTGTCGGTGGTCATGGTGTGTGGCTTTCGGGGGCGGCGTCTCTCTCCGCCCACGCAGTGTATATACCCGGCGCCGCGCCGAGGCGCAAGGACTATTTCACGAGCTCGATTCGCCCCGGCACCGGCGTCTTCTCGAGCTCGGGCTCCACCCGCGCGGCGCTGGCGGTGGCGGCGAGGATCCGCGCGCCGGCTGCAGCGCGGTCGAGCCGCGTCGGGCCGGTGACGGTGGGCGCCGAGCCCCACCCCTCGAGCAGGAGCCTGCACGCCACCACCTGCACGGGGTCCCCGCCGCAGCTGGCGATCCCCGCGACGAGCGCGCCCACGTACGCGCGCACCGCCACAGGGTCGCACAGGTCGGGCAGGGTGGGCATGACCAGCGCTGGCGCCGCGTCGTGCGCGCGCTCGGGAGGAGCCAGCGCCCGGACGATCTCGGCGGCGTCGGTCCCCTGCGGGTACCGCGCGTTCGTGCGGCGCTCCGCCGCGATGAACCGCTCGACCGTGCGCACGGTGCAGCCGTGGCGTCGGGCGATGTCGGGGTGCGTCACTCCGCGCAGGAGTGCAGCTGCCACCCCCGCAGACGTCATCGGCGCCTTTTTCCCCTTCGCCATCCTGTCGGGAGTCTAGCGCAGGCTGTCGGGGATGTCGCTTCTGGCGCTAGTGCCGCACGGTGGGTGTCGTTCGACGCTCACGGGCGGCGTCGCGCCGGGTGGCGATCTCGCAGGCGTCGTAGGTGTGCTCGATGGCGCGCCTGCCCGTCGGGGTGACACTGGTGACACTGGTGACACCGATCCCAGGACCCCTTGTAATTTAGGTCTTTAAGGACCTCTCCCTTAAGAGCTTGGCGAAGTGGCGACACCAGTGTCACCAGTGTCACCCGGTAGGTGTGTGTTTGTGTGTTCCACACTACCTTTTTTCCACACACCAGAGTCGCGCTTTCTTGCTCCGCCGGCGACGAAGCACCCTGGTCTTGTCGGAGCACCGCCCTAGGTGCGCGGAGAACGCCGCGAAGTCGCGGAATCCCGACCGCACGTCGGACAGCTGTTGCGCCTCCCACGCCGATCGCGCGGTGAACTCGGCGCCTTCGCCGCGATCCTCGAGCCACTGCTCGATCGCGTCGAGCAGCGATCCCGAGTCGTCGCCGACGGCGATCATGTCTTCCGACGCCTCGCGTGTGGCCGCGACGACGTCGCCACGTCCGAGCCACGCGATGGCCCCTCCGACGACTCGAGACCACGAGGCGAAGCCGAGCAGTGGTGTGCATGTACTCGCCTCGCCCGAGCGCAGCCACGCCCCCAGGACGGCGACGGCGTCGGTGGTGAGGGACGGCGTCGCCTTGGCGTCGGCGAGCACGTCACGGGCGCCGGGGAGGGCCTTGCCACTCAAACGGACCGGCACCGATCGGCGTGCCCAGTCGCGCCCGATCTCGGCACCGTTCGATGTGACGGACAAAACGGTGCGCCACGGAACCTGCGCATGCCCGACGTACAGCCTACGGACGGGCAGCACACCGCCAGCGATCGCCCCTTCGAGGATCACAGATGCCAGCACGCCACGCATGTTGTCCAACATGATCGCGGGAGCGAGCGCGTGCGTGTCGAGCTTGCGCGCCAGCTCTTCGTCGTCGTCTTTCTTGCCGGGCGACGTGTAGCCGGCGCACCTCCCACCGATCTCGCCTGCGACGCGTGCCAGCGTTGACTTGCCAGAGCCCGGCATCGGAGAGCTGTAGACGAACGCTGGCGCCTCGCCGTCGATCGCAGGCCGGGCAGCGACGGTGAGCACGTGGGCCAGCCACGCGACGCCGTCGGCGTCCGACTCCCATTGCCCGGCGTCGGCGAACCGAAAGATCCGATCGAGTGCTGCGGCCGCGTCGGCCTTCGACGGTGATCCGATCTCCTCCCCCCAGCCGTCGCACCAGACCTTGGTCGTC